AAAGAATTGTTGTAATCCCTTCAAAGCGAAGGACTTCTGGACGCGGGTTCGACTCCCGCCAGGTCCACCATAAGGAAGTTTGATGAATAAGAAACATATTAAAATACTGGCTACTATATTCTTAACAGGATTATTTGTATTTGCTCCTGTGATATTAGGAATACTTTTAGTCAGTCTGTTAATGTATATGTTATCAGCTTCAATCGTAGATTCCTTATGATGGGCCTGCCATGGTTTCGACAGGGGTAGATAGTAGAGACGGCAACACGGTAGGCGATGACCGTAAATCAAGCAAAACCTATAAATGCAAAATCAGCATTTCAGTTCTTCCAAGTAGACGTAGCTGTTAACGACAGCGAGTTTGCTTTAGCAGCTTAATAACCTGCGGGAACCGAGGCAGCTATGCCTTGTCATCCAAAATAGTAATAGGACCTTCGGGTCCTATTTTTTTGTAAACTTTTTCTAGGCCTGCGGCGTTAATAATATACAAGGAGGCTTTATATGAAGAAGCTTTTAATTGCTAGTTTAATTGGACTAGGTACTGTTAGTAGTGCATATGCACATGGTCCCCATGGATATTGGAGACCACATAATAGCGGTTGGGGTTGGGTAGCACCAGCAGTTGTTGGTGGGGTTATTGTTTACGAAGCAACACGCCCTCCAGTATATGTACAGCAGCCGCCAGTGGTAGTTCAAGGACAAAATTGTAGCCCTTGGACACAAATACAAAATCCAGACGGTTCTATTACAACTACAAGGACTTGTCAATAATGTTAATGAGGGTTAAAAATGAAAAGATTGCTAGGCATCCTAATTGCCATTATGATGACAACGATAAGCCAGGCAAGTATGAGTCAGAGTGGGAACGCAACTTATGGGAAACCTACAGTTACCGCAATCCGACGCCCGATTGTGATACAAAACGCTCGGGTCCATGTAAGTGTTCCCCGAATACCAAAGTTTAAATTACTTCGTGGAAATCCTTACAGACTAACTCATTTTTTAATCGACGACAGCGAGGATGACTTTGTAGACGATGAAGGCATAATGACGCCTTATCGTAGACGTGACTTAACTAAAATAGAAAATCCTGATGGTTTAAGTGAAAATATTAGATGGCGTTTATTTTTAGCTCGTCAATTAGCACTAATAAAATTCAGACAAACGTTTGGTTAAATAATATCTTGACACACAGATAACACACATATATACTAGATATAGCAATTTTGTATATTCAGTTTTACCAAAGATAGAATATCAAAAGAGTTATAAGATTACTACACACTCTATTTGTAATACAGAAAGTGTTCGTGTGTAGTTCAACACATAAGGAAAATTTAAATGAAAAAAATTGCATTAGCAACAGTATTGGCTTTGGCCGCAACTTTGGCATCAGCCGTTGAAGTACGTCTAGAAGGTCAAGACGCAGATGGTAAGAATGGAACAGCAGGTTCTACAAACTACGAACTAAGCGTTAAGCAAGCAATTAACAACAGCTTTGCAGGCGACATCACAGCAACACAATATCGTACAGATAACACAAACGCTTTAGCAAATCGCTTTGAAGCAGGTGTTACAGGTACAACAGCGTTGTATGGTCCAGTTACAGGTTACACTCGTGTAGCATTAGGTCAAAAGTTTGTTAACAACGCAGGTAGCTTTGGTTATTACTCAGTTGAACCAGGCGTTGCAGCAGGCCTAGGTTATGGTGTAACAGCAAGCCTAGGTTATCGTTTCCGTGATGCTTTTAGCAACACACAAGACGATTTGACACGTACATGGAGAGCAAAGGTTGGTTACGATCTAACTAAGAACGATAACGTTTATGTTGGATATGACCGTCAACGCGGTGACAGCAACCAAAACATTACTAAGGTTGGCTACATCCACCGTTTCTAATTTAATTAGATTCATTCAAAAGGGCCTTGACGGCCCTTTTCTTTTATGTTATAATTCAGGTATGGGAAATTTAGCAGATTATTTTGAGAAGAACGCATACAAACCTAAATACGAAATAGGAGATCGTGTCTTTGGAAAATTCAATGGAATTCCGTTTGCTGGTACTGTTGGCAATGATCGTGTTGTCAGCATGGCAGGCCCGGAAGTAACAGTGCATTTAGATTTGCCAATTAAAGTTGACAATGCATACAAAATTGTTATAATTGTCAAACATAAAGATTTAAAGCGTTTGATGTCAATGGATGACACGGAGCCTCTAAAACTCCAGGAAGCAGGTTCGATTCCTGTCAAACGCACCAAACAAAGAAAGAAGTAAATTATGGATATGGATCAGGCGGCAGTATTTTTGGCCGGTTCAATTTTGACAGTAATGGGATTTTTAATTATCCTTGCAGGCATTCTCGTTGCTAACAATCTTGTAGCAAAGTATTGGAAGTCTTGGGGGTGGTCTTGGATGCCTATGTGGGCACACGAGCCTCAGCGTTTTGCAACTCCTGAAGAAGCAGCACGAGTAGCGCCGCACCTTGAAGACGAGAAAAAATAATATAAGATGACTATACTACACACATTTGGTTGTTCTATAACACAGGGCTTTGCCCTACCAGATGTAGTTAAACCGGCAGTAGATGAGACTGGAAGAGTTCTCACTGATAAAGAAGTCATAGAGCGTAAAATTCACTGGTCGGATATACACTTATATCAACCATCTAATTATGCTTGGCCCCAACTATTAGCTAATAAGCTAAACGTTCCTGTTAATAACTATGCCCGGCGTGGTGCTTGCTTTCAGCAAATTGCTAGACAATGTGCTGTTGGTGTAAAAGATATTAAACCAGGTGACACTGTAATTGTAATGTGGACCTACTTGAGTAGACTATCATTACAGTGGCCAGCTAGGACTTCTGTCCCATTTGCTAATATAGCTAATCCGGACAACGGATGGCAAACTGTTATTCTAGGATTTAATAAGTTATTTGGACTTGAGCGTTCAGTTAAAGCTACTGCTGAAACAGATGAACGTATTCAAAAGTACATAGAAGATTCTACGAAAAACACGTATTTGGACCCATTAGGTGTTTTTAATAGATACTACAACAGTCTAGTGTTGCAAACTATGACAGATGGATTTTTACGTGCAACAGGTGCTAGAGTTATACATTTGAGTGTAGAAACAGAACCTGTTTTACGACAACTTGAAAACGCAAGACGTGAGCTTGATGATTCTTTAAAAGAACCTTACAACATACCTAATCCGGCCGATTGGTATAAATTAGATGTAGACTATGACAGTTGTTATGAACTTCATAATCCAGACATACCACCTGCTCCAAATGACATGCACCCAAGTGTAACACATCATCAGAATTTTGCAGAACAAATTTATAAAGAATATTTTTTATGAGAAACCCATTAAGGAACGCTATGAGATCAGTAAAAGTAGAAAAGAACGAGTTGTTGGGCATTGTCCGCGACAACAAAAAGAAGCACGTTAAAGAATTCGATGAAGCTGTAAAAGACTATAAAAAGGCCGCTATTAAAGTTGCTAAAGAACATGTTGAATTAGCTAAGACAGGTGACTTAGATAAAATTTCAAAAATTAAAGCAATGCCACAGCGTCCTTCAAGTTACGAAAAAGATTACGATCGTGCTATCCGTATGCTTGAACTAAGTGTAGAGGATACAATCGAACTTGAAGAAGATGTTTTTAATCAGCTAGTTCTAGACGAGTGGACTTGGAAGAATTCATTTGTCGCAACTAGCGCCATGTATAAAACGCTCTGATAAATAAAATTGAGGGGATGGTCCCCTCAACTAACACTCTTTAAATTACTAGGTACCTAGAGTGTGTGCCGTAAAAAGGAAAAACCATGATGTTTAATCAAAAATTAGTCGCCTCTATTAAATCAAAAGGCAAAGTCCTACGTGAATTCAAGGACACGGTCTATATTCCATTTGCAAGCGAATATAGCATTCTAATCAAAAATCTTAATACAGTTCGCGCCCTTGTCAATGTATTCATTGATGGCGAGAATGCCGTTCCTGGCGGTTTGGTTATAAACCCGGGTCAGAGTATTGACCTTGAGCGTTGGATTAAGAACGGCAACCTTACAGAAGGCAACAAGTTCAAGTTTATTGAACGTACACAAGCTATTGAAGACGGTCCACGTGGCATTAAATTGGAAGATGGCCTATTGCGTATCGAATACCAATTTGAAATTCCACGTCCTGTTATTAATATACCTCAATGGAACTCAAGTGCTATATACGGCTCCACATTTACAAGAGGCATTAGTGGTAGTGCAAGTGATGTTGCTTGGCCGGCAGGTAGTGTAACTTGTTCTGCTGCACTAAACAACGTATCAATGGATTCGTTTAGTGTATCCGCAAGTGCTGCAAGTTTTAAAAATGAAACTGGTATTACTGTTCCGGGTAGCAAGAGTACACAAACATTTGCAGAAACTACTATTGGTACATTGGAAATTGAAAAACATAACATTGTCCTAAAACTAGTAGGCGACTTAGGTGATAATAAACCTGTAGAAAAGCCAGTTACAGTGAAACACAAACCAAAGTGTGTAACGTGCGGCAAACAAAACAAAGCACACGCTAAGTTTTGTACAGAATGCGGAACTGCACTAGAAATATTTGCATAAAGTACGCACTTAATAAGAGGGCCTTAGGGCCCTTTTTTGTTGACCTACTAAATAGTAGTACAACGGATCAGGAGCGGTACATGGATCCAATGACACTATTTGCCCTAGCCAACGGAGCGGTTTCAGCAGTCAAGGCGGGGTGCAAACTTTACAAAGATATAAAAGGTGCAGCTGGGGAAGTGAAAGAAGTCCTCAAAGATCTTGACGACCAATTTCATAAACTACACCCGCCTGACAAACCTGCTACCCCTGAGCAAAAGCGCCAGTTCATAGAAGAAAAAGAAAAAGTTAAAGAACTTAACAAGAAAGCTAACGACGGCGCAGATCTTGGAATCTATCAAGAAATCGGAGAAAAGCTAGGTGAGTACTATGATAACTTTTATAAGTGTCTAGCTATCATGGAAGAGGAAGAACGCCGTGCAGAAACAGAAATATACTCAGGTGATGCCAGTTTAGGTAAACGTGCGCTACAACGTGTTCTAATGCGTAAGCAATTAGAGCAAATGAGTGTAGACTTGCGTGAATTGATGGTATATCAAAGTCCGCCAGAACTGGGCGCACTCTACACAGAAGTTGAGTTAATGATGAAACACATGGGTGAGACTCAACGTGTGTTAATTGCTAAACAAATGCAAGCAGAGGATGTTGTAAGACTTAGACGTAAAAGACGTATGGATAGAATCCATATTGATATTGCGTTAGGAGTTGGCGCATTATTTCTTGCTGCATCGGTTGGCATATCGTTTGCACTTGTCATTCAAGATCGTATTGCAAAGTATCCGCATTTAGGAACAGGCATTATTCCTAAAACAGAAGAACAAAGACGTAGAGAAGCGGAGCCTAAAATATGGACAGGAAGGTAAAACGAAAGAATTATCATTATGATAAACCACCACATCAAAGATGGCTTTACCAATTATCAGACATGCCATTTTTTAAATTTTGGTTATTTCTTTGGGCTGTAATTTGGCTGTGTATCGGGCTAGCTCTTCTTTTGGTTAAATCAGTTCTTGCAATTTTCAAATAAGGTGTTATAATTAGACTAAATAGAATTACAAAGCAAAGAGATAGACTCTGCGCTACAATTATAGAAAGGATTTTTCTATGTCAAAGCAATATGATGCCCTTGTCCTCATCGGACGGTTTCAACCATTTCACAATGCTCACTTAGAGATTGTACGCCGTGCTACTGCACTTACTGACAAACTAATTGTTGTTGCTGGCTCCGCAAATCAACCACGCACTTATAAAAACCCATTTACTGTCGCAGAACGCGAGCAGATGATTAAGTATGCTACCCGCGGCATGGCCATCTCTGTGTCAGTAAACGGCAACCCAGACACTATTTACAACGACCAAGCATGGGCTGTTCGTGTTCAAAAGATTGTTAATGACGCAATCTATGATGCCAAAGGACCTGGCGAATTTAAAATTGGTATTATTGGCCACAAGAAAGATGAATCTAGTTTTTACCTTGATATGTTTCCGCAGTGGGACTTTGTCAACGTAGAACAAATTGAGCCGCTTAGTGCTGTTAACATTCGTGACTTGTTTTTCAAGCGTGATGTTAACATGAACTTTATTAAAGCAGTTGTTCCTTCTACTACATACGAGTTCTTGGCAAGTTTTTCTACTTGCCCAGAATACGAACAAATTATTCGTGAACGTGAATTTGTAGAAACTTACAAGAAACAATATGCTTCGTTACCTTATCCTCCTATCTTTAGTACTGCTGACGCAGTGGTTATCCAATCTGGTCACGTACTAATGATCCGTCGCCGTGCCGAACCTGGTAAAGGTTTGTGGGCTTTGCCCGGCGGCTACGTCAACGCTAATACTGACAAATCAGTAGAAGCCGCAATGTTGCGCGAACTCCGCGAAGAAACTAAAATCAAAGTACCAGAACCTGTACTACGTGGCAATATTGTTCGTAGTAAAGTGTTTGACGCTATTGACAGAAGTCCTCGTGGACGTATAATTACACACGCTTTCCACATTGTCCTGCCTGACGGCGAACTTCCAAAAGTCAAAGGTAGTGATGATGCAGAAAAGGCTAAGTGGGTGCCTATTGCAGAAGTCCGGTCGGAAGACTGCTTTGAAGACCACTACGAAATCCTACAACACTTCGTGGGTGCCTAAGCGATAGACGCAAAGGCTGTAATACAAACGATAAGGAGTTTATCATGAAATTAGCAAAAAACATCATTCTTAACACTGACAGCTACAAAGTTAGCATGTTCAAACAATACCCAGCAGGTACTACAGGTGTATATTCTTACATTGAATCCCGAGGCGGACGTTACGATCAGACAGTATTCTTTGGACTCCAGGCATTCATTAAAGAGTACTTACTCGAGCCCATCACACAACAAGACATTGATGTGGCTGATGAAATCCTTACCGCACACGGTGAGCCTTTCAACAGAGCAGGATGGCAGTACATTCTTGACAAGCACAATGGATACCTCCCAGTTGTCATCCGTGCCGTCCCCGAAGGAACAGTTGTACCTGTCAAGCAGGTGCTTGCAACAATTGAAAACACAGATCCAGAATGTTTCTGGCTAACAACTTGGTTGGAAACTGCATTGCTTCGTGCAATTTGGTATCCTACTACTGTGGCAACACAGTCGCACAAGATCCGCGAAGTGATCCTTAACTATTTGGAGACTACAGGTGACCCTTCCCTTATTGACTTTAAGTTGCACGATTTCGGTGCTCGTGGTGTTTCTAGCATGGAATCAGCGGGTATCGGAGGTGCATCACACCTTATTAACTTCATGGGCAGTGATACTATTTCTGGTGTTCTGTATGCTCGCGAATACTATGATGCTGGGATTAGCGGCTTTTCTATCCCTGCCGCCGAGCACTCAACAATTACTAGCTGGGGCCGTGATGGTGAAGTAGATGCTTATCGTAATATGCTTAATAACTTTGCTAAACCTGGCAGCATTGTTGCTGTGGTTTCTGATAGCTATGATGTTTTTAATGCCGCATCGAAACTTTGGGGAGAAGAGCTCCGACAAGAGGTTATTGATTCTGGCGCTACTGTTGTCATCCGTCCTGATTCCGGCGAACCAGATGTTGTTTGCCGCAAACTAGTTGAGATTCTTGGACAAAAGTTTGGATATACTACAAACGCCAAGGGTTTTAAAGTACTTAACAATGTACGTTTGATCCAAGGTGATGGTGTTAACGAACATTCAATCCGTATGATCCTTGGTGGATTCCAAGCATATGGGTGGAGTGCAGATAACATTGCGTTTGGTATGGGCGGTGCGTTGCTACAACAACTAGATCGCGATACTCAAAAGTTTGCAATGAAATGCTCTAGCATTATTGTAAACGGTGAAGAACGTGATGTTGTTAAAGATCCAATTACTGATCCTGGTAAGAAATCTAAAGCAGGCCGTATCCAACTTTGGAAATCAGGTGGCGAATGGATAACTGCTGTTAATCAACCTACTGGTTGGCACGATAAAGCAGTTGAACCATTTGTTAACATGCTGGAAGAAGTGTACCGAGATGGTAAACTTGTAAAAGAAATTACTTTTGAGCAAGTTCGGGCAAATGCTCGCAAATAAGGCATTGACAGGGACTTCGGTCCCTGTTATAATACAGGCTTACACACATTTTTAACTCATTGAAAGAAGCACAATGACATATTTTCTCAAACAAGGCAATTCTTACACAGTTTCTAAAAAGGAAGCACTAGATCTTCACGATCATCTTCCAGCTGGCAACTATGTTATTAAAAAGAATGAAATGACTGGTCAGATGTTCCTTGAAGCAATTGACAAGTTTGAATTCACAGGCAAAGTATACGGCGACACTATGAAACGTGCGGATCGTATTCTGCATTCATTCGAAGATCGTCCTGCTGCTACTGGCGTAATGCTTACTGGCGAAAAGGGTTCTGGCAAAACATTGCTAGCCAAAATGCTTTCTATCAAGGGTTACGAAAAGGACATTCCTACAATTGTAATCAATGCACCTTGGTGTGGTGATGCGTTTAATTCATTTATTCAATCTATCGAACAACCTGTTATTGTTGTGTTTGATGAATTTGAAAAAGTGTATGACGAACACGAGCAAGAAGCTATGCTTACACTTCTTGATGGCGTGTACCCATCAAAGAAACTGTTTGTCCTTACTTGTAACGACAAGTGGCGTGTAAATCAACATATGCGTAATCGTCCAGGTCGTGTATTCTACTCAATGGAATACAAAGGGCTTGAAGCAGACTTTATCCGCGAGTACTGCGAAGACAATCTCAAGGATAAAGAACACATTGAAAAGATTATTGGCATTGCTGGCACATTTGGTCAATTCAACTTTGATATGCTCAAAGCTCTAGTTGAAGAAATGAACCGCTTTGGTGAAACTCCACAAGAAGCCATGCTCATGCTTAATGCTAAACCTGAGTACTCTGAAGAATCACGCTACAAGATCAAATTGATGATCAACGGTGAAGAAATGGCAGAGACTAACTTTGATGAAAAGGAATGGCACGGTAATCCTTTGAACAAGCGTGTTCACATCAACTACAAGTCTTTTGAGAAAGACGACGATGGTGAAGAAATCTGGGATTGGGATTCAAAGATTTTTGAACCTAATCAACTTAAGAAAATTGACGACAACGGACAGAAATATGTGTTTGTTGCTGCCGATGGTTCAACACTTGTGTTGACTAAGGTTAAAGAACAAGGTTACCGCTACTGGGATGCCTTTTAATAAATAAAACCACAGGGGGTGAAAGGCCCCCTACTTTTAAAGGAAACTAAAATGAAATAGATTGAATATGCTTGTAAGGATGTAGTGTTCCATTTTAACAAAAAACACTTAGAAGATCAGACCATTCCTATGTGGGTCTTAAAATTTCATGGGGAGACATTATATGTCAATCATGTGGACTGTCAGCTTCATTGGTCAACAAAAGAAACGCCTGATAATAGTCACACAAAAGGTAGCATCAAAGTTAAGAACGCATTGTTGCGTATTAATGATGACAACGAAGCTACACTCACAGAACTTAATATCTACGACAAGTTCCGTTTACGCAATCAAAAGTTAGGCATTACTCGTATCATGGCACCGTATGGCTGTGCTATGCACAAAGCTCTATTGGCTAACGAATACAAACACGCACCAATTAAAACTATCCGTGGTCGTTGCTCTAGTTCGTTTATTGTCTGTGATCTTTTGAGCAAGAAAGAAACATTATTAGCAAAACTCAAATACGATGATTGGCGAGAGCTCAAACCAAATGAAAGTTACTATCAAGACTACGATAACTTCAAAGGAGATATTCCAGTTGACTATGGACACCCAAGTACACCATATGAATACAGTTGATCGTTATTGAAAAAACCTATAAGCGTTATTAAAATAATTATTGAAAAAATCAATAAAAACGCTTGATCTAATTAGTAAATACTATTACAATAAGAACATGGAACAAAACAGTTCTTGTAGTTTTCAACACACACTAAAGGAGAAATGATATGAAAACAGTTGGACATAAATTAGAAAAATTCGCAATCACTGGTGTTAAGCCAGGACAACCAGAAGATGCTTTCTTTGATATTACAGATGAAAGTTTTGCTGGTAAGTGGAAAGTAATCGTTTACTACCCAAAGGACTTCACATTCGTTTGCCCTACAGAAATTGTAGCGTACGATAAACTAGCAGGTGACTTTGCAGATCGTGACGCAGTATTGCTAACAGGTTCTACAGATAACGAATTCTGTAAAATTGCTTGGCAAAAAGCACACCCAGACTTACAGAAAATCACACATACACAGTTTGCAGACACACAGCGTGGTGAGTTGTCATTGATTGAACAACTTGGTGTATTCTATGCTCCAGCAGGTGCAGCACTTCGCGCAACATTCATTGTTGACCCAGAAAACGTTATCCAACACGTTACTGTTAATAACTTGAACGTTGGCCGTAGCCCAGAAGAAACATTGCGTATTCTTGACGCATTGCAAACTGGCGAACTATGTGCATGTAACCGTACAGTAGGCGGGGAGACACTATAATGGCATTCAACGACACTATTAAAAGTGCGTTGCCAGAATACGCAAAGGACACTAAGTTAAACTTAGACGCTGTCCTTTTGCGTAGTACATTAGATGCCGATGTTGCTATAGGATGTGCTGTAGCAGCATTGGCTGCAACTGGTAACGGCAAAGTATTGAGTATCTTGTTAGCAGATAGTCCAGTACATGCAGAGTCAGCAATGACTGCTGCAAGTATTATGGCACAGAACAATGTATGGTATCCATATGTTGAAATGGCAGACGATGAACAGCTAAAAGGATTGCCAGCACAGTTACGCATGAACGCTATCGCATCGCATGGCGGAACAACAAAAGCAAACTTCGAAGCGTTCAGCTTGGCTGCAAGTATTGTTGGTAAGTGTCACTTCTGTGTTAAGGCACATTATGACACATTGAAGAAGGAAGGCTACACAGTAGAACAACTTCGTGACATTGGTCGTATTTCTAGTGTAATGAATAGTGTTGCTAAAGTATTAAATAGTTAATACAAAAATGTGGCAAGGATGCAAAATGAGTCATTTTTGCCACATTTCCATATAGGTCTTGACAAGAGATATAAATACTCTTATAATAGAGGCTTATTAACTGCAAGAGATAAATATTTTTTTGTAGTTAGCCAAAAGTGGTTGACAGTAGAGTCGAAAGACAATACAATAGAGACATGTTAGCAATTCCGCTAGCATTATTTCAAAGGTAATAAAAGAAGAGAAACAAAATGCAAACGATGTTACATAGACAATCGATATCTAAACAAGTAGCCAAAGCGCCGGCATGTATGTCAGCCTATTGGTCACAGTTTAGTACGATCGGGTTAGGTCTAGGTAATAATGATCGTACACCTGAGATTAACGTAGGGTCCTTAGAGGGCTGGGATGGTTAACTAAAATAACTACCCAAATATCTAAAAGGACCCTAAGATCGAAAGACTTAGGGTTTTTTGTTTTGTAGGATTTAAAAATGAATTTTGAAGATTTTAGAAAACAGAGAAGTGCCAAGCTAAATTTGCAGGAACACGAACTTGATGACGATGCGCTCGAAAGGCTCATCGAAGAAAAGATAAATCGTGCTCGTGCTTATTACAAAGCATTTCAACTGCGTGAAGACGAGCTCGTAGAGCAAGACTAATCGCAAAAAGTGTTATAGGGAACGCGACCCTGCCTGCACTTAAAACATGGGCTTTAATGAGGGCGGCCTCGGGGATGAGAAGCACTTCTTGTAGTGTGTGAAAAAACCGAGCGTAGTAAAGCAAGTTGGGAAATCGTATAGCGTTTCCACTTTGAATGGATCCAACCAGCTTGTTTTACTACACACTTTCGTAAGAGAGTGTTTATTGACATAGCCGTGTAGCTCAGAGGAAGAGCAATCGCTTGATAAGCGATAGGTCGACATTTCGAAACTGTCCATGGCTACCAATTTTAGGATAGTTACAGCAAACTTTTAAGCTAAACTTATGGTTGTCTAGCGACAAAAGCTATCCTGTTTTTTGTTGGCGCATTGTGTAATGGTAGCACAACAGACTTTGACTCTGTTAGTTTAGGTTCGATCCCTAATGCGCCTGCCAGTTTTAGGATTCATTCAGCAAATTAAAAAACTTTTATTGAAAAAAAGCAAAAAGCGAATCCTGTTTTTTATACTCCGGTAGTTTACTGGCTAGAACGCTGCCCTTTCAAGGCGGAGAAGAGGGATCGATACCCTTTCGGAGTACCAAGTTCTATTCCGCGAAATCCAAGCAAGGTGCAGGGACCTGACTGTTAATCAGTGGTTAGGTGAGTTCGATCCTCACACGCGGAGCCAAATAATGGGGGGAGCCGAGGGCGGCGGCGTTGCTTTGCAAGCATCGTGACTACAAGGGTTCGATACCCTGGTCCTCCACCAAATATGTATCCCTAGTGTAATGGCAGCATACCAGTCTCCAAAACTGTTGGTCGGGGTTCGAGTCCCTGGGGGTACGCCAATTTATCTCTGTAAAGTGTTATCAGGTTGCACTCTCCGTTTGGGGCGGTGAGGTGAAGGTTCGAATCCTTCTACGGAGACCAATTTTGCCGCTTTAGCTGATGTGGTCATAGCACCGGTTTGAAGCACCGAGGAACGTGGTTCGATCCCACGAGGCGGCACCAAGTATAAGGGGAAGGTTATGAAACCAACTATGTTTAAAAACAGAATGAATAATGACAAGTTTGTTTGTGACGATACCCGCTTGACTGAAACTATAGATGGTATAGAATACATAGTTGTTCATAAACCAAATGAGCATCGTTTGTTTAAAATGCGTAAAGACGCTTTAGAACGAATAAAAGATGCCCCTGTAACTCAGCGGAATTAGAGTACCACGCTACGAACGTGGGAGTCGGAGGTTCGAGTCCTTCCAGGGGTGCCAACAATTTTATACCCCTGTAGTTTAATGGTAAAACAGCGGATTTATATCCCGTGTGCAACAGATAATTGGCCAATGTGGGTTCGACTCCCGCCGGGGGTACCAATTTAGTTTTTTGTCGCTGTCGTCTAATGGTTAGGACACTTATAAAAGGGTGAGCCTGTTTTAGGTTACGTTCAGCATATTTCTTTAATCCATGTCAAGGAAGGAATCTGGGTTCGAATCCCAGCAGCGACACCAAATATGTGTAAGTAGTGAAACGGTATACACCCGGGCGGCAGTCCGTGGCTAAGGGTTCGACTCCCTTGGGTGGCGGCAGTCGCTTAGGATGGTCCAGTTGAAGGTTCAACTCCTTCCTTACACACCAGTTTTAGGATGCGTCCAGCAAATTTTATAATTAGACTTTTAATCTAAAAATAAGCATCCTGTATTTTTTTTAATGTTCAAAAGGAGAACGACATGAAACGTGCTAAACGTTAGTGTCAACCTTGTACCCCGTATGGTCCTGGTTGGCACGTAAAACAATTACATACGACCAACCACTCGTAGCGTTAATGGTAGCGCACTTGACTCTTAATCAATGAGGTGTCGGTTCGAATCCGACTGAGTGGACCATATGGGGGTATAACTTAACGGCTAAAGTAGCTGGCTTTTAACCAGTTAATCAGAGTTCGATTCTCTGTGCCCCTACCATATGAAAACATTCTGTTTGGTGGTATTCAACTAATATAATTATGTTGGTGCTGCCATTTAGAGTGTTTCCATATGGTGATGTAGCATAACGGTAGTGCACCTCCTTCATACGGAGCCCGGTGGTAGTTCGACTCTACTCATCACCACCAACTTACAGACCCCCGCTTTTGCCATAGTTGTGCGGTGAACAACTTGGCATTCTATAAATATGTTGTCTAAAGTAAAAGTGCTCAAGGCGATATAAGTGTTCCGTATGGACGATAGCTAGCTTCGGAAGGGCTGACTTGAAGGGTTTATAAAACTCACACTTGAACAGAATATGTACGGATAGTATTACAGATCAATGCCGTTGACTGTTCGAATTGCTCCACGTTAGGCAAGACAAATAGAGAGCGGCTGTAACCGCTGGTTGCCACGGAGACATCGATCTCAAACCAGAACTCTGTGAGCTCTTTTTCTTTAGACAGTTTATGCGGATGTAGTTCAGTTGGTAGAATACATGCTTGCCAAGCACGAGGTCACGGGTTCGAACCCCGTCATCCGCTCCATTTTTAGGATACATACAGCAAATTCTATCAAACGATAGGTAGTTGGTTCGATTCCAACATTACGCTTCATGCGTGATTAGCTCACTCGGTAGAGCATTCGTCAAGAATGTATCCTGTTTTATTGACCGTTAAGGTTCTTTTCAGCAATCAAAATAATCTTTCTGCAAAAAAGAGGGTCCGGGTTCGAATCCCGGCAGTGGGTTGGTCGCCACTGTGGTGTAATGGGAGCACGAAAAAAGAGAACCTGTTTTCTATGGTGTTAGTAGTGTAGTGGTCTGCACATTGCTCTGTGAAAGCGATAGTATGGGATCGTTCCCCATCTAACACCCCAATTAAGGAGAATGTAATGTTAACACCCTGGATTCAAAATGTGTCACTTGCTGACATTAGAAAAGGACATCATATTGAAGCAGGTATTAACAGTATGTTGATCCAAATAGTTGATCCCGATATGGAATTTCCACAACCGGCAAATCAATTTAGAGAAACGCATCAATTTAAATTTTTAGATTTAGAACAGTCTGATGAAACTATTAACGATAAGTGGAAGATTCAAGACGAGGATGCAGTAAAACTTGTGGCTCTATTACAACACGCACTTGACAGTCACATGAATGTTGTAGTACACTGCCATGCAGGAGTTTGCAGAAGTGGAGCAGTTGCTGAAGTTGGCGTAATGCTAGGCTTTAGAGATGCAGAAGCTTTCCGCAGTCCTAATTTACTAGTCAAACATAAAATGATGAAAGTTTTAGGTTGGACTTACGATGAACAAGAGCCACACACTATTAACGGTGTTGAAACTGATTGGGGGTTTGTGGTTCCTAAAGAAAGAGAAGGTGATGTATGAGTTTGTATAATATGTTGTTTGGTATGAATCCCGACACAGATAAGTTGCTAGAGATTCTAGGCAAGACTACAGCAGACTTTGGTCGCTTTCGTAATGTCTACCTAGACGAAGGTTACATTGTTGTGCATACACGCAACGGTGGTGGTAATCGTGAAGACTATGAAGATGTCTTTGATGAAATGTCAGAGCACCCATGGTATAGCCACGATGAAGATGATAGCTTTGATTGCACGTATGCAAACATCTATTTTAAGATTCCCGAGAACCACAAAGACTTTATGGCTATCCGTAACTTAAATGAAGGTAAGCCTCCACAAGAGCAATGGGCAGAAATCCTTGCTACTATGGAAGCATTGAAAAAATAAAGGAGTGCATTATGCCTAGTGTGTTTTTAGTAAGTGATACACACTTCGGACACGCTGGCGTTTGCCGCTTTACCCGAAGTGATGGATTTACAAAATTGCGTCCCTGGACAGATCCAGATGAAATGGACGAAGCAATGGTCAAGGCTTGGAACGAACGTGTTAAGCCTACAGACAAAGTTTACCATTTAGGTGATGTAGTTATTAATCGTAAATCGTTAAAAATATTACATCGATTAAACGGTGACAAGGTTCTTATTCGTGGCAACCACGATATCTTTAGAGATGACGAATATCGCACATACTTTAGAGAACTTCGTGCGTACCACGTTATGAACGGAATGATCTTAAGTCACATTCCTGTACACCCAGAAAGTTTAGGTCGTTTTGGTGTTAACATTCACGGACACTTACATGCAAATCGTGTAAAGAAAATTGTCGGTGTTAATGTGAGGACTGGTGAATTTACTTACAGCGAAGAAAACGACACTCGTTACCACTGTGTATGCGTAGAACAAACTCCAGATTTTGCTCCTATACTGTTTGAAGATGTTATTAAACGTATTCAAGAAGAAGGCGGTGAAGTAGGGTTTAAGAACGGTAACGGTCCTTCAATGTAATGCTCCTATAGTTAAATGGCAGAACACTACTTTGGTAAAGTAGCAATACAAGTTCGATTCTTGTTAGGAGCACCAGATAGATGCCCCTGTGGACAAATTGGTAAAGTCGTCTCTCTCAAAAGGAGAAGTTGTTCTCCGTTCGAATCGGAGCAGGGGTACCATGCGGCTGTAGTCTAATGGAAAGGCAACACTCTTCTAAAGTGTCCTATGTTGGTTCGAGTCCAATCGGCCGCGCCAACCGGGCTTTGGTGAAATGGATATCATCTCTGTCTTCGAAACAGAGGGTGGGAGTTCGATCCTCTCAAGCCCGGCCAAAATAATTTAAAAATATCCAAAAAAGAGTTGACAGACTTGTATAGCGGATATATAATAGAGACTTAGTTAGTTAATAGAGCTAACTAAAAATTGTTCGTTAAAAATTCAAAAGATATTTTGCTCGGTTCGTCTATCGGTCTAGGACACCGCCCTTTCACGGCGGGAAGAGGGGTTCGATTCCCCTACCGAGTACCATATTAAAACACACTTTACTTAGACATAGTTCTAGGTTGTAAGGACTTCACACCGGGACTTGTTAGTCCGAAAGTGATGAGTGTGTTTTAATATGATATGCCCTGGTGGTGAAATTGGTAGACACGCTGGTCTTAGAAGCCAGTGCGCAAGCGTGACGGTTCGAGTCCGTCCTGGGGCACCAAGTTATTACATTAACGTGTGACTGCGTCATTCGCAAGAGTGAGAGGCCTACTAAAGCTGTAGGACATTAATGTATATGGATGAGTAGGAAAATTGGTAACCCCAGCAGACTGTAAATCTGCCGCCCCTGGCATTGTTGGTTCGAAGCCAACCTCATCCACCAATTTATATGGAAGTGTGGCAGAGTCCGGTTTATTGCAACAGTCTTGAAAACTGTCGAGTAGAAATGCTCCGTGAGTTCGAATCTCACCGCTTCCGCCAAGATCCCGTCGGTAGTAAACGTGATTACTATAGCTTACTCAGTTTCATCGAGTCGGGGGCAGCTAACCGTTAAGAAGAGTGTCCAATTAAGGAAGTCCGAACTGCTGTGCTGAACTACAACAGCTAAGAAGTTAACAACGTAGTGACAGTGATGTCAACTCAAGTAGGGGCGATTTGGATTGCGTAGCCTACAACTAATTCATGCTTCGTTAGCTCAATCGGGAGAGCACCGCACTGTCACTGCGGAGGCAAGGGGATCGAAACCCCTACGAGGCGCCAAATAATGTAAATCATTGTTGCGATGAGTGGAAAAAGAAGGTATAATTAACAATGTATAAAGTAACAGGTTCAAAAGTAACATTTGATGTAATGACATTAGATGAAGCTATGCATACTGCTAAGATTATGAATGAGTTCGTAACAATTAGCAGCGATGATATGGAAATTGTAGGAATGTTTGGTGCTGATAGCATCAAAGACGGAAAGTGCCCAGACGGTGTAGATTACACTTGGATGAAGCGCAGAAGTCAGTAAGATATGCGACTGTGGTGAAATAGGTAGACACAAGGGACTTAAAATCCCTCGGCGCAAGCCATACCAGTTCGATTCTGGTCAGTCGCACCAATTATAGGAGAAAGCTGTATGTCAGGAAAAGAAACGCTGAACAAGGCATACGGCAATATGCCTAAAGAAGTTGGCATTGGAAGTGATATGTTTGATTGGATGCCAACATGGAGAGGTTTAAAATATTACTGGCATAAGCTGGTACGCAAAGTAACACGGTGAGCTGACCGAGTGGCCGAAGGTACCTCCCTGCTAAGGAGGCATACGGGCTTAAACCTGTATCGAGAGTTCGAATCTCTCGCTCACCGCCAACTATAACAAAAGGAAAAACATGGCTAAAACTAACGCAAACTTTAAATTGAGTAAGACTACAAAACGTATGATCGCGTTAATGGGCGGTCCAGCAGAAGGTCGTAATCAGTTTAAGCGTATGATGATTGATGCAGAATACGCTGCTAGTATTGTTCCAAAGTCTACAAAGAAAGAACGTGGAAATAATTTTGCTGCACCGACAGCAACTGAATAAGTAAAATATATTGTTCCCTGATAGCTCAGTTGGTAGAAGCACTTGACTGTTAATCAAGGTGTCGCTGGTTCGAGCCCAGCTCGGGGAGCCACAGTATAATGGGGGTATAGCTCAGCTGGGAGAGCGGCGGCTTTGCAAGCCGTAGGTCAGGAGTTCGATCCTCCTTACCTCCACCAAACAGAGGAAGAAGTAATGGTAGCAAGAAATGATATTACTGGAGATGCAATTCAAACGAAAGGTGTATCCAACTCATATCGTGATAACTACGATTTAATATGGGGAAAGAAGAAAATGACACCATCGGTTGAAGAAATGAAAAAAGGTACATGTGGTTGCGGTCGTAGCCCTACAGGCGATTGCTGCGGTTGGCATGGACTAACTGAAGCAGAATTTCAGGATCGTAAAGAGAAATATGAAACCGGAAAGGTTGACCTTTCAGGCAAAGAGTTGTAAAATACAATTTGTTCATTAACAATTAATGCCCCTTTAGCTCATCTGGTAGAGCAACTGATTTGTAATCAGTAGGTGGTCTGTTCGAGTCGGACAAGGGGCACCAAGTTTTAGGATAGTTACAGCAACCATATATTACTATGGAACGCTGGCAATGTTGGGTATGATTGGAGTTCAGAGGTTCGCCCGAGGACATTGAAGGTCATACTTGAAGGCAGACCCAGATAGAGGAGTTTCGATAAGTCTCCTCGATAAAAACAAAAAGTAGAAAGCTATCCTGTTTAACACCCGGGTCTAATCAACCGTTATTGATTAGGGTGGAGGCAATCACCATAGAAACTGCTAGGTACGCAAGGACTTGACCTAGAGTCCCCAGATAGGGGATACTCAAAAAACCTTGGGAGCAGAACGCTAACTGCTTCCATAGAAATAAAATACGTAGACAGAGTAGTTACAGCTCAGTTTAGGGCTCCTGTGGTGGGAGTAGCTAAACACCTATTCAATGCGGGATTAGTTTAATGGTAAAACTCCAGTCTTCCAAACTGATGTTAGGGGTTCGATTCTCCTATCCCGCTCCAGTTAATCGGAGTGTAGCGCAGCCTGGTAGCGCATCTGGTTTGGGACCAGAGGGTCCAAGGTTCGAATCCTTGTACTCCGACCAATATCGCGTCGTTAACTCAGTTGGTAGAGTTCCTGCCTTACACGCAGGCTGTCGGCAGTTCGAGCCTGTCACGACGCACCATTTATCGCGGGATGGAGAAACGGTAACTCACGAGTCTCATAAGCTCGAGGTCCAGGTTCGATTCCTGGTCCCGCAACCAATATATGAATATATCATTTAGAACACTTAGGGTTTACGGGTTTACTACACCTAACACAATAATTAAAGTTACAGTCGATGGCACTGTTTGTAAAGACGGTGTTGTAGATGATATTAATTCAGAGTTTGGTAACTTGCTGTTTTCATTTGTTACTCCTAACACGTTACACGGCAAGGCTACAATCAGTTTAGAAGTAGTAACTGGCCAAGTAACATTTAACAAGATTACGGCAACTTATCCTGCAATCATAAACGGAGTAGATGCATTTGCTACATTTATACAACCAATTGCAAATCCAATGGTTGTTGTAGATAACGGTAATATTACTACTGTAGAAAATAACAAAGTTGTAGACCCTAGTACAACGTTCACGTACGATCATTTAATGTTAAATGGTCCATCACGTTTAATAGTAAGCACTGACAAAACAATTAATGTCTATACAAATGCAGATGTGTACATAGGCAATATAATGACACGCACACTTGCTAATGGCATTTTACAAGTTATTCCAGAATACGATTACAATTACGAACCAAACAATTTTAACGAAGAAGATTTGTTAAAATTAAAAAACAAACTATATTAATGCTACGGTGGCAGAGCGGCCCAATGCACCGGATTGCAAATCCGTAAAACCGGGGGTTCAAATCCCTCCCGTAGCTCCATTTTTGCATCATAAATATCAGATGCAACGAATTCCTGAACCTGAAATAATGCACGATGCTAATCAAGCGTTAGCATATTCTCAGTACGATAGGTCAAAACTCCAATCTTTAATTAAACACATGTACACGCAGTTGCTACCCACTACTACTGAGTCTATTATAGACTTTGGGTGTGGGCCTGGTGACATAACACTAACATTAGCAGCACTAACACCTAATACACCTGTAGTAGGTATAGATGCATCTAATGAAATGCTATCACTAGCACACGAAGATAACAATGTTAAATTTCAACAAGGCATTGTTGGTCAAACATTGTTTGGTAACTATTCTCGAGTAGTGTCAACAATGGCATTACATCACTTTCATGATCCTAAAATATTCTGGACTGCCGTTAAAAGTGTTAATCCAACAGATGTATTTGTATTTGATTTAGTAAGACCTAGCAACGAAAAAGAGTTAGAGGAATTTATTGTTAAGAACGAACCATATGATAATGTAGTATTCAAAGAAGATTTTGAAAATAGTCTTAGAGCAGCATTTACATATGAAGAGATAGAACAACAGCTTATAGACTGTAATTTAAATCTATCTGTTACAAGAATTACAAAAGATACAACAAATAATTTTGAGTTGGTTGTTATCTCGGGGGAAATAAATGACTGACGAAGTTATCCACGCACCGCACTTAAACATGATGTTTTCGTTTTTTAAACATCCACACGCAGATTTAAAAATTCCTGATACATGGGATAATGTACGAGCATTTGCCGACTGGTGGATAGCTGCTGGTATGCCAATTTTATTTCCAGCAAACCCAGAAGTGTTTTTATCAGACGATGCTACTGCTGTGTCTTTGTTTAGACATGGACAATTTCAAATTGAGTTGTACTTAATTCATCCAACACCAAAAGTTCCAATTCATGAACACCCTGGTGTAGAAGTTATTAAGATGAGTTTAACTGCTGCTGAAAAAGGTCCTATAATGAGCAACGTGTTAA